AGCAGTGGGGCTACCACCATTGCTACGACCGAAGGAGATCACGTTGCCAGTTGCGGCATACACACCAGAAGCAACGGTGCCATCCCAACCGGAAGCAACGGAAATCGCAGTGCGATACACGTATGCAGGGAGGGTGGAGTCACCAGAGATCACCATGCCGGTGATGTTGGGACGAGTGTCGTCTTGGCGGTAAGGCGAAGGAACGATCACATCAGCGTTAGTGGTCACGGCAAGAGCGCCGGTGCCACCAGAAACGCCTACAACAGGCACATAACCACGCTGCTGGAAGTAACGGTAGCCAGGAGTAGCAAGCACCGAAGTAGGGCCTGCGTTGGAACCGGTATCAGTACCAGCGGCGTTAGGGTTGATATTACGATACCAACCGTTGAGAGCATTATTCCAGTTACCTGGATAAATCTTTTTAGCCGTTAAATAAGTCATCTATCTTTCCAGATATGTTTGTTGTTATCAGATGTTGCCGTCATCTTGGATGAAGCTGAACGCAGTGGTGATGAAATCGGTGTTAAGGATTTCGAAACCAGCGTAAAGTTGCCAAATCAGAATGATGAAGCGGCTGAAGTCGTCGTTGTTGTTGATCAGCACCTGAGCATTCGGGCCGCCGATACCAACGCCAACAGCTTGAGGACCGAAGAAGTAACCTTGGGCCACTTCACGAGAAGCATAGGTACCACCAGTGCCATCGAAGGAAGCACTGATGCTCTTGCTTGGGAAGTTGGTCGATTCGAAGAACTTCACACCTTCGAACTGAACGCCGGTTGGCATTACAGGTTCACCAGCCAGGAAGTAACCTTGACCAGCCTGGGGACCCATGTAGAAGCTGGCGTTGTTAGGCATCATGGGATTACCCATGTACATGCCTTGACCAGGGTTACCAGCGTAACGAGCGATCTCACGGAAGTCAGGATCACGACGCAGGTGCATCATGAAGACGGGATCGCAGATGCAACGATACAGACCATCAGAGAAGGTCGGAACGTTACGCTTGCGCAGGTCCTTAACAACGTTCAGCAGGTCGGTACGAACCTGGAATTGCTGAACATCAGCAGTGTACTCAGTGGAGGTGTAAGCAATACGACCAGAGGAATCTTTGGTCTTACCACCAGCAAAGTAGTAACCACCTTGCGAAGTAGAGGCGGCACCATTGGCTTCAGCTTTAGCGAGTTCATCAAGGAACACGCGGTCACGCCAACGGCGATAGTCGTCGAGCAGCGTCAAGCTACCGATCGACTGGTGGAACATGTTAAGGTTGCCGGAATCCAGAAGAAGGCGCTGTGCCGTAATCAGGGTCTCACGAGCAATCTTGAAGGTCGAAGGTTGAGTAGGATCACCCGGGTCCGCAGGACCGGTGTATTCCTTCAGCACAACAAGCACCTTCTCTTTGGTGATGTTGCGGCTGTTGGCAGTACCAATAGTCTGGTCGGACACACGCTCACGGCTGTCCTTGGTACCAGGGGTACCCCAGAACTTATAGCGATCTAACTGAACCGTTTGACCAGGCTGCCGAGTAAAGTCATGAACGACCACAGGCTCGACTGCCATTTCTGCGATGTACGCAGGGTGGGGACGATAAAGCTCCGCACCTAAAATCTTGGGAAAGTCATTATCAATAAACACTTTGTTTCATCCTCCGTGTGATCGTCTAGGAAGTGTTTTTATCGGGTAAAAGATTCAGACATTTCCATGTCTTATCTATTAGAAATTTTAGCAGTTAGTAACTTATTAGTTACATATACTGCAAAGTAGGTGTGGCCGTACGTGCCATCAAGGTATTACTGGAGCCATAACGCTCTGGATCCTCACCTTGAACGACGTTCATAACACCACCACCAATCGTGCCGCCAAGTGCACCTGCACCAAGAACACCAATTCCAGTACCAAGTGCAAACTCAGCTTTAGGACTAGTAGAACCAGCCTTAACAAGTCTGCTCATGTAACCTGGCCCAAGAGTTGCCCCTACTCCTGCACCTAAAGCACCGGCGCCTAACGCTTCCGCAATTAGACGACCGGGACTTTTTTCTTGTGCTTGGCCGGTAACAACGTTTCCAAGAGTGGCAAGACCAGCGGCGGCGGCACCTGCACCAAGCATTGACAACATAGGGTTCATTGCTGAACCAGGAGAAAAAGGTGGGGGAGGCGGAGGTGGTAATCCACCTCCTGTAGTGCGTGGGGGAGGTGGAGGTGGTGGACTATCGCCGGATACAAGAACACGCCTCTTACTTCTTGCGAGTAATGGATCAAACTTACCGGCCAGTTTCATTGCCTCACTCCATTACAAACAATTTGTTTGCAACGACTTGAGGTTGGGCTTGATTCATTAAACGCCAAGCATTTGTGGGGTCCACATCCATTTGGCTCTTAAAGCTGCCCCAGAAATTTTCAGGACGCTGAGGAGCAGATGCAGAAGGAGGTGCTGGCATGTACGGATTAATAGCTCCCACTGGTGCGGTGCGATAACCAGGAGTCTCAAGTTCAGACTCACTTTCGTACACAGGACACGGACCTTCAGGACCAAAGAACTGCAAGGTGTAATCGCTGAGAACATCAGGGTTCGTCAGGATCTCGTTATATGCAAGGTTCTCTTGGTGCTCGTTAACGGCAAAGTTTGCGTAACCGTTTAACAGTTGCAGTGCTTGTTCGTTCTCAACACGCTCGTTAACTGCAAAACTTGCATAATCAGTTAACAGACCTTGTGCTTGTTGGCCCCATGCAACAGCACTATCAAGCATACCCTCGAGATTAAGGGCATATTGATTGAGAATTGCTGGAGCTTCCCAGCCGTAGTTATTTACGACGAACCGGCTTTCGTTGCTTAGGTTCAGACGATCCGCTACTGCTTGACTCAGTTCCGGACTTACGGAGGGTGTCGAAGAAGTTTGGGAATAATTGGGCGAGTATGTCTGGTTGGCTTGCCAAGTCTGCGGAACCGATTGATACGTACCCTGGCCGTTGACCTGTCCGTAATTGGCCGGACTGTAGGTCGTCGGTGCTGATGGTTGACCCTGGAACGGGGATTGAACTGGGCTGCTCAGAAGGCCCACCACCTTGTTGAACGCCGATTCCCATGGATTGCCCGTCGTCTCCGATTGGGATTGGGGGGCGTACTGAGACGGGTTTGATTGGTAATTGGGGGCCGCCTGTGGTACTGCTTGGGGGTAGCTCGTACCCACCTGATACGGGGCTGGTTGTCCCACTGGAGCTGCTGGTGCTGCTTGGTAGCTCGGCACCACGTAGCTGCTTGGAGCCACCGCTGCCGGAACTTGGCTCGTCTGTGGGATCGATTGGACGGTAGCGTCCTGCATAGCTCATCTCCTTTTGTAAAGCTTCTAAAGTTCGATACAGATATGGCGTTAAATCCAATCTTGGATCCGCAGCCATCGGAAGATCCGGTGCTTGCGGGTGAGGAGTCTGCATCATGCCCCCCACTAGTTTAGAAAATGCAGCGTATGCACCCTGCAATTCGTTCACCATCCTGAACGGAAAGCCGGATAGCATTTCCGCTCTTTCCTCATCTGTTTTAGATGGGAAAAGATATTTCAGTGCTTCAATGCTATCAACCCCTAACTCTTGAAGGTTTCTTACAACAATTGAGTTGTTAAGAATATCTTGCGTCGAGTCCTCATAAACAGGGCCTAACCAGCGCCACAGAACTGTTATGTCTCCGTCTGGAATTAACCCCACCACATTAGGCGGAATCATCTGTGTTTCGATGCATGCCATCATGATTTGTTTGAGCTTTTGCTCGTACATCTGCATGGCTTCCTTATACAACGCTTGTTGTTCTTCAGGTGCACCAGGTTCCAAAGGAACTGGCTTCTCAAGTTTTGCTGCTTGTGCCAGGGTTGATTTGAAGAGCTGTTCTTCTTGGTAGATGATTAATTCAAAGCACCGACAAATACCATGTTCATAAATAGCGTTTGCTTTCTTCTTTGTTGTTGCAGCGACACGACCGAACAGTGATTTGTATTCAGTTGCGGTAACGCCTGCAGAAATAGAAAGTTCATCAACGCCACCAAGGGCGGTACGAATCTCTTCTCGATACTGCCGACCAAATGCGTTTTGGTCCCCGGTGATTGCGTCGGGAACAATGTAACCAA